GAGAGTGACGATCCCAACGACTATCGGAAATTCGAGCCCGACTATCGCGCGCCGAAGCTGGAGCCTGATGAGCAGTCTCCTGCGCCTGAACTCGCGCCGATCAGGCTGACAAAAGGTTTCCTCGCGGGGCTGCCCAGTGCAAGCGAGGCCGCGCAGCTGGGCATCATGCTTCGGCTGACCAACGAAGCGATCCTGTCCGGCGAACGCGCAAGGCTGGATCGCCTCAACAGCGCGCTGGCTGCGCTGAAGATTGAAGTCATCGCCCGCCAAGTCGAAAAGGAGCGCAGACAGCAGGAGCTGGACGAGCTGCTCCAAGAGCTGATCGCGGCGCAGCTGGAGATGGCTGCCCAAGAGGCTGCGCGAGCAGCCGAAGCAAAGAGACTTGAGGACGAAGAAGACGACTTGCTGCTGCTGATTGCAGCGTAAGGACGAAAAAGTGCTGGCGCTGTTGCTGGCATAATGGAGGACGAATATGGCTGACGACATCAATAACCAACTCGCAGAGCTGGAAGACAACGCAGAACTCACACTTGAAAAGGGTGAGGGCGGTCTCGCTGATGCGGACGGCGAAGGTTCTGGCGCGGCAGATGCAATCGAGCGTGGCTCGCCGCGGCAGGCCAAGCCGCAACGCCAGATGCTCGACGCAAACGAGATGGCGCGACGCTGGCAGGATCAGCGCGCCGCTCTGGCCGAGGAGCGCGCCAAGCGCCGGGCGATGGAGCGCCAGATGCTCTCCGTCCAGCAGGCGATGGAGCAGCAGCGCGAGCAGTTCCGCCAGTTCCTGCTGCAGCAGCAGGCGCGACAGGCTGAGCCGATTGACCCCGAGGTCGATGTCATCACGCACGCCAAGATGCTGGAGCACCGTCTGCGCCAGATGGAAGGCGCGAACGTACAGGCCATGCAGCAGCGTCAGGCGGCTATGGCGCAGCAGGCTGCAGTGCAGCAGCTCACGACCACGGTCGAGGATTACGAGGCTGAGTTCCGGCAGGATTATCCCGACTACGACCACGCGACCGACTACCTGCTCGCTCTGGAGCAGCGCCAGCTGATCCGTGCAGGCATGCCGGAGCAGCAGGCTGCCAAGGCGGTCGAGAACTGGGCGATGAACATGGCCAACGTCATCCTGTCGTCCGGTCGCAACCCGGCGCACGTGGCGTATGAGACCGCGGTCGAGCGCGGCTACGTCCCGCAGCACGTGATGCAGCAGCTCCAGTACGAGCAGGCGCAGCTCGCGCAGAACACGTCGGGCAGGGTCGCCCAGATCAGGGCTGGCCAGCAGGCGGCGCAGACGATCAGTGGCGGCGGGATGGTGACGGCGGAGAGCAATTCGCTGAAGTCTATCGCCAACCTGAAGGGTGCGGCGTTCGACAAGGCGTTCGACAAGTTCATGAGAGGAGAATGATATGGGAATGCTTGGATCGGTGGCTGGCGCCGTCCGCCGGGGGGCGCGCGACGCCTTCCGGGGCGACCCGGCTCTCGGCGCCGCCGACGCGGTTCTGGCAACGGCAGGCGGCGGCGTGGCTGGGGGGCTCGCTGGCGCCGCGTCCGCTGGCGAGGACGGCGTCGGCATTGGCGCACTGGGCGGGATGGCTCTGGGAGCCCCCGCGCTGGGCCTACGGAGGCTCGTGATGAAGATTGCGGGCGAGTTGAAGGCTATGCACCCGGATGCCGACAACGCGCAGGTGCTGGCCGCAGCGCACAAAAAAGCCTACGACATGATGGGCCAGCGTTAAACCTTCGCTAACAAACTACCCCCCTTGCTAGGGGCTCGTCAGCTCCACGGACGGAGCAAACTACCCCTCAGTCGCGATGCGACGAGGCTCGTCTGGTCCACGGACGGATCGCTTTGCTGAGTACCTGTCTGAGCAAGGGCGCGTCGCGCGCCGCCGCAGGATTGCATCCCAACAACATCATAGAGAACCCCAATGGCAATCAAGACCTACGCCACGGGCGATCCCGAAGTCGTCAAGATTTGGAGCAAGCGCCTTGCGCGCGAGGCACTCAAGAAGTGCATCATTGCTCCGTACATCTCCGACAGCGGCGACGCTCTGGTCACACTGGAGCCGGACACCCAGAAGGGCCCCGGCGACCGCGTCACCGTCACTCTCCGCATGCAGTTCACTGGCGCGGGCGTGACCGAGAACGAAACCCAAGAGGGCAACGAAGAGGCTATCGTCACCTACACGGACAACGTGTCGCTCGGCGAACTCTCCAACGCCTTCCGCCACAAGTCCAAGATGGCGCAGCAGCGCGTGCCATTCAAACTGGCCAAGGAAGGCAATGACGGTCTCTCCGACTGGCACGCCGACCGTCTCGATGTCGTCTTCTTCAACCACGCGTGCGGCTTCACTCCGGCCAACACGCAGGCGGCGAACGGCCAGTATAACGGCTTCAACACCATCGCGGCGCCCTCGACCGGTCGTCAGCTGTGGAGTGAAGCAGGCACGTCTAACGACCAAGGTCTCGACAGCACCGGCGACGAGATGACGCTCACGATGATCGACCGCGCCCGCGAACTTGCGGAGACCGGTGGATCGACTGGCCTTGTTCCGATCCGCCCGATCAAGGGCCTCCCGGCTGGCGCCAAGTACGTCTGCTTCATTCATCCGACGCAGGCGACCGCGCTCCGCACCTCGACCACGACCAACAACTGGATGGACCTGCAGAAGGCTCTCCTGTCCGGCTCCAAAGGCGACGACAGCCCGATCTTCAAGGGTGGCCTCGGTGTCTACAACGAGACACTTCTCGTTGTGTCGAACCGAGTCACTCAGGGCGTTGACACCAGCACCGGCCTCGCCATCTCCACCGTGCGTCGCGCGGTGTTCTGCGGCGCGCAGGCTCTGATCACCGCCTACGGTCAGGGCTTTTCGCCGGAGAAGTGGGAAGTCAACGAGGAGACCTTCGACTTCAAGCGTCAGTACGCGATGAACGGTCTCACGATCTTCGGCATGAAGAAAACTCGCTTCAACTCGAGCGACTTCGGCACGATTGTGCTCTCGTCCTACGCTGCCAACGCGGCATAAGGGAGAACATCACATGCCAGCTCGTGATTACGGCTACCAGCTCGTTCACTACTGCCGGAGGGCCATCGCCTACACCGACAATGGTCTGACGGTTCCGATTGGCACCTTGCCAAGCGGTTCGCTGATCGTGCGGCAGATTTCCGGGGTCAACATTCACACCGCTTTCAACGGCGGCGCGACCAACACGATCAGCATCGGCGCATCGAACGACGTGAACACGGACAACTTCGCTACGTCTCTTGCTCTCGGATCGGTTGGCTGGGTTGTGCTCGACGAAAACCCCACAGCCCTGCTGACTGTTGAGACGACTATGGTGGGATTGGTGACCTCGACTGCGTCTGCCTCAGCAGGCGCCGCCGAAGTCCTGATTGCTTACGCGCCTGACAACGACATGTAACGGCCTTGCCTTTTAGGGGCACAGCAGTCGCGGGTCGTATACACGCCTCCTGTGTACGGCCCGCGATTTGCGTTTGGAGGGACTGATGACCAATCACACGGGTGCACGTCGGCGCATCATCGTCGCCCAGATCAGGGCGGAGAACGAAGCCAAGCTGCCGACAGGCTTCGTTGGCGGGCACGCCGGATCGGACATGCGTCCGATGGTGCCTGAGACTGACAACGGAATGGTTCACCAAGAGGCAATTCCGTCGAAGCGACGCGCAGGTCGCCCGCGTAACAAGCGGATCGACGCATGACGACCTACGGGACGATGCAGACACGCATAGCGTCCGACCTTGAGCGCGCTCTGGCTGACACGTCCTTTGCCTCGCGCACGTGGGCTGACGAGATCAAGGCTGCAATCGGCGACGCGATCACGATTTACCAGTCGAAGAGCTGGTGGTTTCTGCAGCACCCCCACGCAGGAGCGGGCGGGACAAAGACAAACACGACGACCGCGGACAACTCCTACGTCGCCGAGCCTACCGGTCTGGTCGAGCTGATCTCGCTTCGCCTCACGGCGTCGAGCCAGCTGAAAATGCTGACGCCGATCACGATACAGGAGATGGAGAGCCGCCACGACGGCACGACATCGACTAACGAGCCTTTCGAGTACTGTCGGTATGGCAGGCGTGTGCGGCTCTATCCGACGCCGAATGCGGCGTACACGCTGACGTGGACGGGCATCTTCGAAGAAACCGATCTGGTGGCTGACGGCGACACCAACAACTGGATGACGTATGGCGAGCTGGTCGTCAGGTCGATGGCCAAGCTGATCCTGCTGCGTGACTACATCAAGAGCTACGACGACGTGCAGGCGGCGGCTTCAGCTGTGCAGGTAGCCGAGCAGGCGCTCGACCGCGAGCACGCCAAGCGCACGGCGACGCGCCGCTTGCAGGTGAGGTGGTAGGTGCCTGAAGAACTGCCTCCTGCAATGTTCACTTACGAAACGACGCCCGACACGCGTGAGCTTGTCGTATGCACGGTGAATGGTGTCCGCGGCGCTGCGCGCATCGGTTCAAAAGGCATGGATGACGCCAAGGCTCGCGCCGAGGCTCAAGCCCGAACCAAGCTGGCGGAGGCGTCGCCATGATCGAGTTTGGCGTATGGGCTCCGAACCTGCCGATGGTGCGGGCGCCGCATCTCAGGCAGGCGCATAACTGTGTCCCGACGCTGGAGAGCTACGCGCCATTCCGAGACATCGCCGTCTCTACCAACGCGCTCGATGCAAAGTGTCAGGGCGCGATCTGCGCTCGCGACATTGACCAAGCGGCTCATATCTACAGCGGCAACGCGACCAAGCTATACGAGCTGGAAAACTTTACGTGGACAGACAGATCGCGCGCTGGCGGATATGGGCCGCTTGGCGCTTCTCAGCGTTGGCGATTTGCAACCTATGGAGACCGGTTGCTGGCGACGAATGGCACGGACCCTGTGCAATACATCGACATGAGTGTCGGCACGACGTTTGCCAATCT